GGCCACGGCTGCCCTGCTTAATGGGCTAACACGCAAAGCGGGGCGGACAGCGCAGCGCTTCCGCCCCGCTATATAATGTTTGTTAAATTTAACAAACAATGCTAAAAACAAATTATCCCCCGATGCAACGGGGGATTTAAAGGGGGCTTAAACAATGAAAAAATCTATGATTGTTTACATCATTACTACCCTGATTAACAACTTCGTCAAATCTCTTAATATCGAGGACTTGCAAAAATTCCTCGACAATCTTATCGATTCAATCGAAACAACTATTGAAAAATCAGACAATAAATATGACGATGCCCTGCTGCCCGGGCTTCGTCTTGTAAGGGAATTATTCAACATTCCCGACTTCCCCGACCAGTCTTCCTCTTGATGTAACTGGTCGGAGTGACACCATGTCACTCCCAACTAAAAAGGAGCATAAAAATGCGACGTAAAAAACTCAATCGAAGACGCTCTAAAAAGATGTTTTCCAGAAACGCTGTTAAAACTGCCTCACCAAATAATTGGAATCCCATGCGTGGAGGCATCAGACTCTAATGGCCTGCTTCAATCCTCTAAGGGGTTGGAGATCACGAACGGCAAATGAATCTGGTAAACGATCTATCGTATTCGATAAAAAACAGGGTTTCGAGGATTTACAAATCGAATTACCCTGTGGTCAATGCATCGGCTGCCGACTGGAGAGATCACGGCAATGGGCTATACGATGCGTACATGAAGCAAGTCTATATGATGACAATTGCTTTATCACACTGACCTATAATGACCAAAATATACCAAGAGATAAATCTCTGGACGTGAGGCACTTTCAAAAATTTATGAAACGCTTACGAAAAAAATTTGGTCAAAATATCCGATATTATCACTGCGGCGAATACGGCGAACAATGTGCTATTTGTGGTCGCAACCGGAGCGAATGCGAGGAATCTAGCGACACTCACCGTTTTATAAAATCGCTCGGTCGTCCTCACTTTCACGCATGTATATTTAATTTTGATTTCAATGATAAAATTCCTTACTCGTCCAATAACGGCATTACTGTTTATACTTCCGAAACGCTGTCGCGTCTGTGGCCTTATGGCTATTCTATTACTGGTGATGTTACTTTCGAATCTGCTGCTTATACTGCTCGATACATCACCAAAAAAATCTATGGCTCGGACGCTCCTGACTATTATGGAGCAAGAAAACCCGAATATACCACCATGAGTAATGGTATCGGAAAAGAATGGTACAAATTATTTAAATCTGATTTGTATCCTCATGACAAATGCATCATTAACGGCAAGGAGGTCAAAATCCCTAAATACTATGATTCAATACTCGGCGACCAGGACCAGTTCGAACTCTTAAAACAAAAGGCAAAGAGGAAGGCCAAGGCCTTGGCCCACGAAAAAGATTGCAGTATTCGGCGATTACGAGACCGCGAAAAATGCCAAACGGCAAGATTCAACAAATTACCCAGAAAATTGGAGGCTACTTGAAATGGTCAAAAAAATCTATTCGATCTATGATGAAAAATCCGAAGCCTTTCTACAACCTTTCTTCCTCGACACCGACGGACAAGCTGTGCGCGCTATTGTTGATTGTCTCAATGATTCTAATCATAATTTCGCTCGTCATTCTGCTGACTATACTCTATTCGCTCTCGGCGAGTTCGACGATCAGGACGCTACTTTAACTGTCAACAAACGTTCACTCGGCAACCTAGTCGAATTCAAAAAACAAATGACTATTCACGAACAAATAGATAACGTTATTCAAATGGAAAAGGAGTCTAAAAAATGAAATCAGTTATGCAGCACATGTTCTCTCAAATTCCAAGGGCTGATATTCCTCGGTCAAGCTTTAACCGCAGCTGCGGCCTAAAAACTACTTTTGATTCTGGTTATCTCGTTCCCATCTTCGTAGATGAAGCTCTCCCAGGTGACACATTCAATCTCAATATGACGGGCTTCGCTCGTATGGCAACGCCCCTTCATCCGTTCATGGATAATATCCACATGGACACTTTCTTCTTCTCTGTTCCAGTTCGCCTTATATGGGAAAACTGGCAAAAATTCCACGGCGAACAAATCAACCCTGGAGACTCCACTGATTATGTTGTACCGATTATGGCTGCGCCTGCAGCGACAGGATATGCAAACCAATCTCTTTCGGATTACTTTGGTATTCCAACTGGCGTCGCTGATCTGGAGCATTCTTCTCTATGGCATCGTGCTTACAATCTTATCTTTAACGAGTGGTTTAGAGACCAAAACCTCATTGACTCGATTACGGTTGACACCGATGACGGGCCAGACGACCCTACCGACTATGTCTTGCAGCGGCGCGGCAAACGACACGATTACTTCACCTCTTGCTTGCCATGGCCGCAAAAAGGCGACGCTGTTGATCTACCGTTAGGAACAAAGGCTTATATAGCTGTTGATCAAGGTGAAACTCAAGCCGTTTCTATCTATTCCTCTGTTGAAGGTGAAAACCGCTATCTTTACAACAATGCCGGTAGAATTGCTGTAGACGCTGGTAACACAACGACGGAATCTCGTTTTCTTTATGCTGATCTCACTGATGCAACTGCAGCAACCATAAACGAACTCAGGCAAGCCTTCCAACTTCAAAAACTCTTCGAACGTGATGCTCGCGGCGGTACCCGCTATATCGAAATAGTAAAATCACATTTCGGCGTAACTTCTCCCGACCTTCGCGCGACTCGCCCCGAATATCTTGGCGGCGGCACTTCACGAATCAATATCAATCCTGTTGCACAGACTTCTTCTACTGACGCAACAACTCCCCAGGGCAACCTGGCCGCTTTCGGTGTAGGAGCATTGCATGGTCATGGCTTTACAAAATCCTTTACTGAACACTGTGTGCTTATCGGTCTGGTTTCTGTTCGTGCTGACCTTACCTATCAACAGGGGCTTGATCGGATGTTTTCTAGGTCTACTCGCTTCGATTACTATTATCCTGCTCTTAGTCATATAGGAGAACAGGCAGTTCTCAACAAAGAGATCTATGCGGACGGCTCAGCCAATGACGACGACGTATTCGGCTACCAGGAACGATACGCTGAGTACCGTTACAAGCCGTCAAAAATTACTGGCAAAATGCGATCGAATGACCCTCAGACTCTTGACTCTTGGCACTTGGCGCAAGATTTCTCTTCGCTGCCGTCACTTAACGAATCCTTCATCCAGGAGAACCCGCCTATCGATCGTGTTATCGTTGTCGAAACGGAACCTCAATTCCTGTTCGACTCTTATTTCTCGCTCAAATGTGCTCGCCCGATGCCGGTCTATTCCGTACCTGGCCTAATCGATCACTTCTAAGGGGGTCACATGGGATTATTAAAAAGCATCACCAAACCATTTAAATCTGCTGCAAAAAGCGTTGGCAATATTATCGGTTCTGCCGGTTCTTTAATCGGCGCCGGTATTGGCGGTTACTTCGGCGGTCCTACTGGCGCTACGCTCGGCTCTTCTATAGGTGGAATGTTTCAAGCACAGCAAGGTGCTGCCGATCAGAATGCTGCCAATTCTGCACAAGCTGAGCGTCAAATGGCTTTCCAACAATATAATTCTGATACCTCATGGCAGCGCGGTATGGCTGACATGCGCGCTGCCGGACTTAATCCTATTTTTGCTTATAAAGCTGGCGGCGCTTCAACTCCCAATGGTGCTATGGCTGTCATGCAAAACGAATCCGCTGCTGGAATCGATGCATTTTCTAAAGTTGCCAATTCTGCAATGGGCCTGGCAGCACAAAAGCACCAATTGTCTGCGCTTGCACAAACGGCTAAAAATCTCAATTACCAAGGCAAACTCACTCAATCACAGGAAAGTCTAACAGCACAGCAAAAAGCTAATCTCCAAACTCAACTGGCATCAGCTAAGCAACAGGCAGACCAGGAAGTCATACGAACACAAATGATGGAGTCTACGCTGCCTGTCATCCAAGCTAAAAACAAAAGCTTCCTTGCACATCCTAACCGTTATGAAGCTTCTCAATGGTTAGGTTCAGTCGGCGCTATACTTGGCGGCGGCAATTCTGCACTCAATTACTCTAAAATCCTTACAGGAGGAAGATAATGGCCACTTTCAAAAAAGCTTATGACAAACCTAAACGACACACTATCTCTACTACTGGTCCTTCTATGACCAAACAATCTTTCAAACGCGAATGCGATATCAATCACATTATGGTGAAATATCAAAAGACGGGCCTGCTCGATCATGTCTCACATCACCAGGGCGACTACTCCGATCTTACGGACGTTCCTACTTATCATGACGCAATGAACAAAGTCATAGCTGCTAATCAATCGTTCGCTTCTCTACCTTCTTCTATCCGCAAAAAGTTCTCTAACGATCCTGCGGAATTTCTGGACTTTGTGTCCAATCCTGCGAACGTTACTGAAATGCAGCAAATGGGACTTATTCCCCCTTCCCCAACCGAATCTATTCCGGTTGAGGATACTCCGCCTTCTGAGCCCGTAGAATGATGACGCGGCCACGGCTGCCCTGCTTAATGGGCTAACACGCAAAGCGGGGCGGACAGCGCAGCGCTTCCGCCCCGCTATATAATGTTTGTTAAATTTAACAAACAA